GTTCAAGGATACGGTCGTTGATCCGATAAGGGACCTTCTGGAGTCGGTTCAGCATGGCGAGTGCCGTGCTGAACCGACTCCAGAAGGTCCCTTATCGGATCAACGACCGTATCCTTGAACTGGCCAACTTCTGCCAGGAACACCGCATCAGTGTGGGTAAGTTCCGCGCCGAGGAACCAACACCTCCTCCGCCAAAGCCAGAACCATGGGAGACTGCCTCTGATGAGGACAAGCTTGCTTATCGCAAAGCTCGTACTGAGATTGAGGATAGGAACTCTGCTCTGGCGCAGAAGAACTACAGAACCACCGAGGCTCTGTATGTGGCAAACAAATACAAGGGTGAAGTCTTCTGGACACCATGGTCATTCGATTTCCGTGGAAGGGTCTACCCAATTCCCACAAGCCTCAGCCCCCAGGGAACAGACTTCGACAAGAGTCTGATTTATTTCCATGAGGAAGCTGATGTGTCGGAATGGTGGTTAGCCTTTCAGGTTGCTACGACTTGGGGTCTTGATAAAGCCCCGATGGAAGAGCGACAGCAATGGGTATTGTCTAACCATGAATTCATAACTCGTGTCGCTACTGATCCTGAGGGAACTATCTCTGAGTGGTCATCTGCTGAGGAACCTTGGTGTTTCATAGCAGCAGCGATTGAGTACTATCTCTGTGTGATTACTGGTGAAAAACAAACCAGTGGTCTACCGGTATCGGTCGATGCCACCTGCTCTGGCCTACAGCATCTCTCTGCTATGGCTTTGGACAGGACAGCGGCTGAGATGGTCAATGTGGTACCGACTCCGAAGCCTTCTGATGGCTATGCGATTGTGGCAGAGGTCGCCAAAGAACAGTTACCCGAACACCTCCATCACCTGATTACACGGAAGCTAACCAAGAGGACTGTGATGACCACACCGTATGGGGTCACCGAAAACAGTGCTCGTGATTACATCCGTCAGGAACTCAAAGGTGTCGAGCTGGAGAGAGGCGAACTCCAAGCAATCGTCAAAGCTGTCTATCGCTATGCGGTAAGGAAGGTCTTTGCTGGTCCCTGTGCCTCTATGGCCTTCATCCAAAGTGTTGCTGGAGAATGTGTCAAACGTGGTCAGCCCTACCTTCGGTGGGTCACCCCGTCTGGTTTCATTGTCTACCAGGAATACCGCAGGACAGAGGTCGAAAGGATCAGGACCAAGCTACTGGGACAAAGAATCGACACCCAGATGTTGAAGCCTTGGGAAGATCGAGCGATTGATCTAAACAAAGCTAAGACTGCTGCTAGTCCTAACTTTGTCCACAGCCTTGATGCCGCATTGTTACACCTGGTCTTTGCTGAATGGCAGAAACCATTTACCGTTATCCACGACTGCGTGCTGGGTCGATCATCTGACATGGATGAATTGGCCGCAGCTATCCGTGACAAGTTTGTCGAGATCTATTCACAGCCTGTTCTCCGTAACTGGTCAGAGCAACTGGGTATAGAGTTTGATGAGTCTGTCATGATCAACACCCTGGACATTAATGATGTTCAGGAATCCTCTTACTTTTTCTGCTGATGTCTGCACCGGACTACGCCGCACTCTCTGAGCATTTTGGTTTCCGAGAGTCTGTTCTTGAAAACCTTTACGACGAGTATCTGCTCGAAGTCGAGGCCTTTGATCTGGACATTGAGTTCTTTGACTACCTGGTCGAAGAGTGTGCTCAATACGCCTACCTCAACGCTGCCCTTCAAGGTGGTGATGCGGTGGATTGTCTTGAGGCCTACGACAACGTTTATGATGCCCTGACTGAGGAGTCTAATGACGGTTGATTCTCTTGCTTACTTTGCCGAATACTACGATGTAGATCCGGCAGATATTATTGAAGCTTATCGTATCTTTGATGATACCCTTGATGACAGCATTGAAGATGTTATTGAGTTGATCAAAGAGCACGAAGAAATCGCCACCATTGCCGCCATCGACGAACTCCTCAATGTCTGAAAACCGCTTTATCATCACCACCTCGCTGGAAGGCTACATCAATGCGTTGAAGCCCTCCGGTAAATTCAATAACTGCACCATCGGTTTCCGCATCCCTGCTGAAGAGCTGCCCAAGTTTGATGCCTGCTACGAGCAGTGTATTGCCTGGGGCAAGAACAAGATGCAAGGCAAGCGTTGCACCGAAGAACTGCCCAAGTGGCAGGAAGATGGATTCGTCAAGGTGTCCTACGGCGGCGAGGAGGGGGCTCCTATGTTCCCCTGGGTCGATACCGATGGGGTTCCTGTTGACATCGACACTCCTGTCTGGAAAGGCACCGTTGTCCGTCTTATCATCGACCTGAAGCCCTATGTGTTTGGAACCAAGGTCGGCTGCAGTTTCAAAGTCAAAGGTGCTCAAGTTCTCAAACTTGTCGGCGCTGGCGGGTCTGATTCTGGTGACCTTAGTACTGAGGACGTGGCTGGATTGTTTGGTGTTGTTGACGGCTTCAAGACAGGTGCTCCATCGTTTAAGCCTGATCAAGAGGTAGAGGATGGCCCTGGCTATGATGACGAAGACATTCCGTTCTGATGCCAGCGTACCGGTCCCGCCTGGAAGAACGGCTGGCCCGGTGGATGGAGGTCAATGAACTTCCATTTGCATACGAGACCTTAAAGCTCGACTACACCATCAAGGCCGTTTACAGTCCAGATTTCATCCTACCCAATGGCGTCATCCTTGAGGCCAAGGGGTACTTCAAACCAGAGGACCGTCGCAAGATGCTTGCCGTTAAAAAGCAACATCCTGAGCTGGACATTCGTCTTGTCTTTCAAGCTCCATACAATACGCTGTCTAAGAAATCTAAGACAACGTATGCTATGTGGGCAGAAAAGAACGGATTCCTCTGGGCCATTTACAACGACATTCCACTCACATGGTTCGACTGACAGACGAATCAGAATTTGTCCGTCATGAGCCGTGTCCTAAGTGTGGCAGTAGTGATGCCCTTGCTCGTTATACCGATGGGCATGGGCATTGCTTTTCCTGTCGTCATTATGAACACGGTGACGGCGAGCCTATTACCGTTCACAAGCCTCATTACCGCATGGACTTCACTGGGGACATTGTACCCTTAAAAGGCAGAGGCATTCTTGAGGACACATGTAAGAAGTTCAACGTCCGCTACGACCACGAAACAAAAACACTCAAGTTCCCGTACTACAACAGTGCTGGGCAACTTGTTGCTTTCAAGAGTCGTGATGCGGACAAGAACTTCAAGTGGTCCGGTAAGAACGAAGACCACACGCTCTTTGGTCAACAACTCTTTGGCAACGGCAAGTCTGTTGTCGTCGTCGAGGGGGAAATTGATGCCTTGAGCGTCTGGCAGGCACGCCCCAACTGGCCTGTTGTTAGCCTTGACAACGGAGCAGCAGCGGCCAAGAAAAGTCTCCAACACCAATTCAAATACATCAACAGCTTCGACGAAGTTATTTTGATGTTTGATGGAGACGATGTAGGCATCCAAGCAGCACAAGACTGTGCGAGTCTATTCAAACCAGATAAAGTTTTCATCGCAAGACTTGCTGGTTACAAGGATGCCAACGAAGCTATCATTGCCAAAGATGCTGATGCCATCAGACAAGCGTTCTGGAATCGAAAGCCCTACTCACCAAAAACCGTCATCGACGGACGAGACCTCTTCGATCTGGCCATTCGCCCTCTTCGTGGTCGGGATGCTGACTGGCCTTTTAATAGCCTTGATTCACTTACTGGCGGTCTCAGAAAGGGCGAACTTGTTACCGTGACCGCAGGTTCGGGCGTGGGCAAAAGCACCTTTTGTGGTGAGGTTGCTCAATCGCTGGTGGATCAGGGTCAAAACATCGGCTACATTGCCTTGGAGGAGGGGCTACAACGCACTGCGCTGCGGCTCATGTCCGTCAAGGCCAACAAACCACTGCACCTAAACAATGACCTGGCCCAAGATGTCCTCCGAGAGGCGTTCGAAGCTTCACTCGGCACTGGACAAGTATTTCTGCGGGACGGATTTGGATCCGTGGATCCTGAGGCCATCCTTAGTGACATCCGGTTTATGGTTGTCAAAGGAGTCAACTGGGTCATTCTCGATCACCTCTCCATCCTCATGTCTGGGAACGAATCCCACGACGAGCGGAAACTGATCGACGTGACCATGACCAAGCTGCGATCCTTTGTTGAGGAGACTGGCATTGGCCTGATTCTCATCAGCCACCTCAAGCGTCCTAGTGATGGCAAGGGGCATGAGGACGGTGCCAAGGTTAGTCTTGGACAACTTCGCGGCTCACACGCCATTGTTCAACTAAGCGACCTCGTGGTGGCCCTGGAAAGAGACTTATCTTCCGGGAAAAACAACGCCAACATCCGAGTACTGAAAAACCGTTTTAACGGCAAGACTGGTCCTGCTGGTACTATCGTCTTTGATAGTGAAACAGGACGTATGAAGGAGGATCTTACTGTCTCCTTCGAAACAACAAGTTCACCCACAGCCTCCGATGACTACACCGATTTCTGATCACGACCGTGTTGTATGTGCCTGCGGCTCTGACGCCTTTTTCTTTTCAGAGATGGACCCGAGTGGTTATTTCTGCAAAGCATGTGGCACGCCTGATCCGATTACCCAGCGCAAGCTGGAAACCGAAGAGCCTGGCTACTGGGGACTATGAGACTTCTCTTTGACATTGAGACCAACGGACTGCCACGACAAGGACTAACTCATGTCCATTGTTTGGTAGTCAAGAATCTCGATACCGGAGAAGTTTATCGCTTCAACGATACCGGGACCGCTGCTTCACTCACCGAAGGAATCAACCTGCTTGCTGAGGCCGATGTACTTGTCGGTCACAACATTGTTGGGTTTGATATTCCTGTCATCACCTCCATCTACCCTTTCTTCCAACCAGAGGGCAAGACATACGACACGCTTATCCTGAGCCGTATGTTCTTCCCTGACATTCTCCAGCGGGACTATCGCAAGAAGCCCATTGGGATGCCTGGTAAGCTCTATGGCCGCCACTCTTTGGAAGCCTGGGGCTACCGTCTTGGTGACTACAAGGGCGAGTTCGGTAAGACCACCGACTGGTCTGATTGGTCACAGGAAATGGAGGACTACTGTGAACAGGATGTCCACGTCGGCATGACCTTGTTCGAATTGTTTGGCGACAAGCTGATCAAGTTCGACGATTCAATCCGACTGGAACACGATGTGGCAAAGATCATGGCTCTTCAAGAGTCCTCTGGCTGGCCCTTTGATGTAAAGAAAGCCCAGCAACTGGAATCCACTCTCAGAACAGAGATGGACCAGCTGGCCGACAAGATGCGGGCAACGTTTCCGTATGTTGACGGTGGGCAGATGACACCAAAGCGTCCCAACTCCACTCGTGGGTACATCAAAGACGCACCGTTTACCAAACTCAAGGAGTTCAACCCCACCAGCAGGGACCACATTGGCTGGGCCTTTATGACCTGGAGGGACTGGAAACCTGAGGTGTTTACCGACACGGGCCGCCCAAAGATTGATGAAGGCATTCTTCAGTCGATTGGCACCGAGGAGGCTGAGACCTTTGGCCGCATCCTGGAGCTACAGAAGGCCCTGGGACAGCTCAGCGATGGCGCTAATGCGTGGCTTAAAACCGTCACCAAGAATGGTCGTATCCATCACACCTGCCAGCTGGCCACGAACACTGGGCGCAATGCTCACAGCCGTCCCAACCTTGGCCAAACTTCTTCGGACCCTCGTTGTCGTGAGCTGTTCGGTCCTGGCA